TATCTCTTCTGCTAGCACCGTCTTCCCAATCGGTCGCTGCATATCGTGCTGCCATACCATCTTGGGCAGCTTTGCTTCTATGCTTTCCTTGAATGCGCCGTAAATAACACGATCGCCGTATGAATCGACATTGCCGAAGACGCTTACGAACGCTTCAACACTGCCCTGCTCATCCGCCTTAAATTCTACTGGTATGTTCTTGTACTTCATTAGTTCCGTTCCTGTACTCGTGATCGGCGAACTGGACGTAAGGTACAGCGGCAGTTAATCGCTTCTTGTGGCTCCCCTAGTCCGGGGCCTTCGCCTGCTCCAGATACGAACTGGTCAAACGTCTCGCCCTCTTCAATCCATTCGCCGTCTAAATCTTTATGCGTCTTGCGTACGTCAGAATCACGCTGTGATAGCCACACTTGTACGACCTTACGCTTTGGATCTGTTTCCCGTGCATTGACGCGCTCGACTGTCTTGCGCTGCACTACCGTTGCCTGCGCTTTGCACGTAGTAACGGCGATCATCTTTGCGCGTGACGTCTGCATCTCGGTAAACTTTTCTAGCAGCGACTTTTGCACTTCCGCTGCCGGCTTGCCTGCGTTAGCTTCGAGAACTCTTGCCACGTCCTTTTTAGCCGTGTTCAAAGACTCTTTCATGTTCTCGGTAGACTTGCGGATTTGCTCATCACGGATTTGATCTGTCAAGCTCTGCACTTGCGTAAGATCACCGCCCACGCTTTCAAGCGTCATCTCGATGATCTGCGTACGCAATGCCTCCTGCGTAGCTTCATTGGCTGCTATAAACTGCCTAACCAAATCAGCTATGTTGATTGCATCCTCTGGAGCTTTTACCATTTTGTTGACGCCAACAAAACGATCGGCCTTTACCTGCTTCATAACGGCCCGCTCAACGCGCTTCATTACTTCCGCAACGTCCGCTTGCGTAGCTTCCGCAGCTTTAAGGATAACGTCCTCCTGCTTCTGCCAGTACTTTACCGCTTCCGGCTCGTGCCACTTTACCTTGCGGCCCTCTACGCTTTCGATTGGGTCAGCGTTGGTTTCTACCGATTGCTTTGCCTCTGGCTCTGGAGCAGTAAACGCACCAAAGCCGCCCGCCTGCGGTACGACTTCATACGAGTATTTATCGCCGTCTTCTACTGGCTCAAAGCCCAGTTTGGCACGGCTTTCGTTTAGCGTGATTAGGTTCGCGTTAAACTCCGCAATAACAGGGTAGATAACAGCGTCTACGTCCGGCTGCAATGCTTGTACTTGTCCCAAATCAAACTGCAATTGAACGTCTGGGAATTCCTTACGTAGTCCCGATTCCAGTTGCTCTTCTAGCGCATTCCAGAATGGTACGCGCGTTAGCGTCGTAAACTCTTGGTATGCGCTTGCAAGGTTGTTGTAGGTACTGCGGGCCAGTCCTGCGCTCGTAAGCACTACCGCCGGATGGATGCGGAATGCACCGCAGATTGAAGTCTCAAGCTCTTGTATCGTCTCGATAGCTTGCAGCTTCTGCGCGTCCAAGCCCATTTGGGTGTAGTTCATACCAGAGCCAAGCACGAGCGGGTCTGTACGCTCGCGCCCGCTTGCATCCTTACGCTTGCGTAGCTGCGCCTTGAGCGACTCTACGGTAGCATTAGGAATATCGCCCGGCGCTGACAGCACTCCAGACGGTACGGCATTTGAAGCTACAAGCGAATACATCGTAGCTTGCAGCTCGTTGTATGTGTTGATCTTGTCCCATGCTACGCTGATAGGGCTTATGCCCTTGTGCATATTAACCGGATCGCGGTACGCTGGATTCTGGATATGGATAACATCTTCCGCGGGCCAGTCCTGCGTTATGTTACCTGACTGGTAGCGGTAAGCGTAGACCCATCCCAGATCGTTAAGCAGCGGCGCAACGTGAGCATCCGAGTATGGATACATCTCAACAATGTTACCCATTGCCGAGCGTACCTTCACAATGTATGCATTGCCGCTAATCGCTAGGTATGTCCAGACGATCTGCCAGAATTCAGCTTGCCCCATCCGAGGATTGGGCTTGCGGAAAAGCAGACTTACCGGATGGTTCCTATTGATCGTACCATCTTCGTACATAGCAGCCAAAGGCGGCTCGTTAAGCGTAGATGCGTAAACACCAACGCAAGCAGCTACTACTGGGTTGCGATTGAATCCATGTTCGACGTTGGCAAGGTAACCAGCTTTTGAGGGATAGCCAATGCGCCCACCGACTTGCGTGCCGTTTGGGCTTGGTAGTGCTTGATTGTTACGACCAAAGATCTTTTGGAAGTAATCGGCTAATGCCACTTATATCTCGTAAACGTAAGTATTTAATTCGTGTCCGTTTACTGCGTAGATGAGAGCGTCAACCATATCGTCCAGCCGCCCATCTTTGCCATCGAACATAAGCAGTTGCTCGGTAAATTCCAAAGGTACGCTATTCACATGCTTGATGTACCCATGCTCATACTTGCCTGCGATGGGTAGAAAGCGGGTGAGCTTATTGCGGCCCCGTGGATTGACGCCTTGAATGTTCAGCATGGTTTCGGCTCGGAGCTGCTGCACCATCACTTCTTGATATGCCACGTTCTCCACACACACGCGAACGGCATTCCAGTTGTAGGCCGTCTGCTTAATCTTGTCCTTGGTTTCGTTGAATGACCATTTGCCAAAAACCACATCAGCGACGTAATAGGTCGTGCCACGCTTGCCTACCACCACGATAGCACGATCGTCTGCATTGGACTTCATACCTACTGCCAAGTCTACGCCGATCACGTACGTAATATCCTCGTCTGGTAGCAGTGCGTATTGCAGCCACTCCTTACGCATGATGCGCCCCATTGGCCCGATGAACTCGCCCTCCAATTCCTGCCGCGCAAACTCGCTCGTATACGTCTCTTCTAGGTTACGTACGTATTCACTTGGCAGGTGGATGTTGTCGCGCGTCTTGGCGGTCACGACGTAATAGTCTGGATTGCCTGCTGTGGCCTTGCGGAAGATGCGCTCGTATACCCAGTTGGTATCTCCGTTCGGGGATGTAGTTATCCAGCACCTTGTAGGGTCCCGGCGAATACGGCCTAGCATAACGTCCCACGTCGCGCCGTCCATGTAGTCCGCCTCGTCCAGCCAAAACCAGTTTAGGTTAGGGCCGCGGAGTGAATCGGGCTTGTCCGCCGATCTCCAGAAGATCGTTGTACCGTTTACGAGCTTGGTTACCCCTTCGCTCTTGTTATGCTCTTCTACGTACTGACTGAACAGGTCGAAGAAGGTTAGCTGCGTAGCATCACGGAGCATTGGATACGTTGGTGCTAGGATAGTGCCATACGTGCCAGCAGGCTGCCGTAGAACCTCCACGCAGCCCGCTAGCGTCTTGCCTGATCCGATACCGCCAATGAATCCCCTATGCCTCGCCGGATTGCTCCAGAAGTTGATCTGGGCTGGTAGCGGGTCTGCTATCTCCAATTTCGCCATTGTCTGCTTTCAAGGGTTTGCGGATTACTACTTCTATCTCTTGCTTGCTATTTAGCTGCTGCATCTTTTGCGATTGTCCGAGCCGGTTTTCGCCTAGATGCTTGAGCATTCCTACATCGCCCTCAATAGCTCTTTCAAACTGTCTTTTATGAAGCATACGCTCACCTGCCGCTTGCCCTGCTTTCCAGATGTCGTAATATCTATTGTAGATCGTCTGATCCGATATTTTGAGTTCTTGAGCGCACACGGCAACGGGGCATCCCTCTTTAGCCATTGTGAACAGCTCATCTGTATCTATTTCAACGAATGGTCTAGCCATTATTTGGTTCTTTCAACTAGTTTGGTTTTTTGCCAAATAACTACTCAATCTCTTCCACTTGCACGGTAAAGTTAATATCCAGCAGCGTTTCCATACGTTCCACGTATTCACGGAAGTTAGCATCTGTTTCGATTTGATTGCGCATGTTACGCAGAGCGTGGATAACTGACGAATGGTGCTTATTAAATAGCCGCGCTATCAAGGAGTTTGATAGTCGGTACTTCGTGAACAGGAAGTACATAAGCAGGTAACGGCATTCTACGACCCAATGGAAGCGAGATTGCGCTACAAGCTGCTCCCATGTGCAGTTATAGAGCTTGCAGAATTGGTCAATAAGGTTTAGGATAGCTGGATTTTGCGTGTTTGGTCTCATGGTATGTTTTTGTTTGATGATTTTTAGTGCTCTTCTAGTGTCTGTTATGTGTGAAGGGATCATGTGTCTATTGAGTGCTATGCACAAATAATCCTGCATCGCGCGCTTGCCTACTTCTGGGAATAGGTCGGGCTGTTTAAGAGCCCATGTTACGAACCGCGAGCGGTGCACATCAAAGTATTTTAGGATGGTGTCGGACATTGCGAGCACCTCGTTTAGCTTTCTATACCGCCTCATATTTACCCTCCGTGTTGTTTTTGAGTTGTTAAGCTATGCTTAATAGTTGTTTGCTGGCCGTTTGCAAGCCCGTAGACGCGTTTTTATTCGTTGTTTGATACTTTGGACGCTCTAGGATGTTTAAACGCTTGTAATGCGACCTCTTAATTCATCCAACCATGGCAAACCTTCAAACTTGATGCCCTTTTTATGCTCGACCTTTATCATCTCCATTGCTACCTTTTCCAGCTCGTAAGGTGACGGTGGTATCTGATACCCGTACTTTTTGCTTTGGTCTACGTCTTGCAAATGCTGTGGGTCTATTTTAGCCTCGATTTTGCCGCGCCTGAATCCTTTGTCGTATGCTACGGCTCGGATGTTCTCTAGATCGTGCTTTGTGATTACGAAGTACTCACCACCTTTTTGCTTTGCTTCTGCTGCTTTGATCTGCTCATCATCTGGGTAGAAGTCAGCAATGTCGATTATTACATTTGCCCCACGGAAAGTAAAGTCTTTGTAGAGCAGTACTAGCTCGGCTTTTTTAGCAATATCGTGAATATACTGGCGATCATGTAGTTCCTGAAGTATCGCCTTGGCTCGTACCGGTTCCAATTGCAAGCCCCGTAGATTGTCCAATTTGACCAATAACCTTGTGAACCATTCCGTCCGTGCCCGATCTTTGTCTGACTGACTCAACGGCGATGTTTGCGAGCTGTTCGTAATAGGTCTCTCTATCTGTCCGTTCCCTGTCGCCGCGTTTTGGTTGTGCATTTGATGATCCTTGTGATTGTTTATACTTTGCTTCGTTTCTAATCCAGTTACGTGCTGCTGATTGCCAGTTCTTCATGGGGTTCTTACCTACGCGCCAGCCGTTTGATGTGTAATAGTCGAAATAGGGCTGTGCTAGGTCATGGCGGAATTGAGAAGTAAAGAATGCCTCAACTTCCTCGAAACTTGGTGGCGTGAATGCGCGCGAGCGCATACTCACACTATCTATTTGTTCTATATTCTTACCTTCTTTACTTCTTAACTTCTTATGATAGTGCCCTTGCTGTGCCCTCTGTGTGCCCTCCGTGTGCCCCTCTGTCAATTGCTGTTCTTGTAAGTCGTTATAATTCAAAACGATAAAGTGTGTCGTTGCTGTGCCCTTTTTTGGCAAAATCATTGCGTCAACTTCAGCATGCTTTAGGAAGTTGCGTACACTTTTCTCGCTCGTGTGCGATTGTTGTGCTAGTGTTCTTATGCTTGTGAGTATCTCGCCGCGCTCAACAATAACCAGTTTACCATGCACTATAACTTTTGATTGCTTCCAGTTTGTGCCCCATAGAATAGCTAGCCAAATGTTGGTATAGTTTGGGTTCTTATAGACCCAATGATCCTGCATCTTGCGGTAGAGCTTGATCCACGATTTATCCATAGCAAAATAAGCTACCCCTAGCTCATGCTGTTCTGCTACGGTCAAATCTAAACCGCCGGTGGCCTCTCGACCATCGGGAACTTCAAAAGCTAGGGGTGTATTTTCTTGATTCATATGACTTGGTTTTAGCATTAGCAATCTATGGCACTTACGCCATAATTGGATGATATTTCTCTGCGCGCGTTATCAACGTATCACAACTTCCGCAGCCATACTTGCCAGTTCTTTGCTAGCAGCTCGTATTCGCCATCGTGTACTTCTAGGAAGGTGTCGATACCCTGCTTTGGATTATGTGCCGGCCCCTTGCCCCCATCCCATTGGTAGTCATCAAAAGCAAGGATGCCGCCCTGCTTGAGATACTTCCATCCCTTTGCGCCGTCTTTCCATACCTGATCTGCGGTATGGTCGCCGTCGATGTATACGAAGTCGAACTGGTTGCGATCCAGCATGTTCGCGTAGCTATCGAAGAACCTATCCGACGTCATACGGAAGTATCGGCACTTCATGTATGCACGCAGCCCGATGCGCGATAGGTACGTGTCGAAAACGTCTTGCCAATCAAACAGCTCGTGCTCTGCTTCGTCGCTGCCCTGCCACGTGTCCACGTCGTACAGCATCACTTTGTTACCTGTTAGCACATACCGTAGCAGCCAATCGCTCGCGTGCCCTACAAATGCGCCGATCTGCAATGCTTGGTAGTTATCGCGGCCCGCTTCTGGCAGCAAAAACTCTGTAAAGTTTGCTCGTGCTACCGAGTCAAACCAGTTCGGGTATTCAGTCATCTACCCTCCTATTATGTACGTATATCTCAAGTGCGATATACATCACTAGCAGCACCAAGCTGATAGCTAGCCCCCTGTCGATTGCGTCCATTAGTCCTCCTTTAATACGTTCAGTCGTGGTAAATCCGCTCCGATTATGTTGCACGCATCATCTATCGACCGTGCAACGCTGTACTGCCCTCTCCAATGCGCTGCAAACTCGTACTGATCTTCCGTGAGCTTGCCTTTGGCCTGCTTCACTTCGATCATGTAATTGCGCCCGCGCCATCCTACCACAAGATCGGGGAAGCCCTGACCGACTGCGCTCATAACAGCGACTGAAGCACCAATCTTGCGGAGGTATGCTACTATCTCCTTCTGATTTATGTCCACCTTTGCAGCCCTCTTCATACTCAAAAGGGAAGATCAGTAGGTTCAGCAATAACCGCTGCCTTGCTTGCCGGTGCGCCTTCGCCTAGCTTGTCGATCTTCCAGCAATCAAGCGACGTAAACCACCCCATACCGCCTTCGCGCTTCTGGTAGCCGCGACCACGCAAGTTTACACGGGCAGTTACGGTATCGCCGACCTTGAAGCGGTCTAGCTCCTTGCACTTGTCTTGCGTGAACTGGCATTCCAGTTCCTGCGGATATTCCGATTGCGTCTTTACTACAAAAGAACGTTTCTGAAATGTGTCTTTTACCTGTTGAGTCTGTCCAATGTGGATCAGCTCGCCCGTGATGTTGATTGCGTCGCTACTCATCGTGTGCCCTTCTTGCGCATCTTCTGCGCTATTTGTGAAAGTATATCTAGCGCGGCTTTGTATTCCGCTGCATCTCTGCTCATGTTTGCTTCGTATTCGTAGATACCGGCACGTTCATGCCATTCTACAAGCTGATCGTCATCGAACCTGCTTATCAGGTGGATAACGAAGTCTGGGTCTGTTTGTTCTTGGTACATGTTATGCCCTATATTCGTTCACCCCTTGTAAGTGAGTGCGTGACTCCTTGCTCCCTCCGTGGGCCGTCAGACGAAAATCTGGCGGCTCTTTTATTTTACCCATTCGCCCAGGCTGTTTTCATAGCCAAATACTGTTGTAGACAGAGGGTAACGTGCAAGCACCGCTGATACGTCTTTGCCTACTGCCCCGCGTACTTTCGTGTTATGTGCATCTTTAAGCTTTGCTTGGTCTACTATCTCTTCTACTATCTTGACTATCTCACGTTCTGCCGGCATGTTTGATAGCCGCTCCAGTATAAGCGCAATATAATCCTTTGCTGCCGCTATTGCATCCTGCTCGTTGATAGCATCGTTTACTATAAACTGCTTACGGTATCTACCGCCGCGTTGCGCCTGTACGGATGCTCTGATAGCTACTACCTTGCCGCTTATGCTCACTCGCTCTATACGCTGCTTCATACAATCCCCACAAGCCAAAGGAAGAAGTATAGTGCGCACGCAAAGGCAATGATGCAAGTTAGAGCCACAAAGAACAGGATCAGCACCATAGCATCCGCCGCGAAACGTGCTAGATCGATGTCGCTATGCTTGCTCATGCTTGCCCCCTTTGTGCGGCTTGTAGTTAGCGCAGTAAAAGGTATCAGGATCATCTAGCTCTATCTCTAACACGTCGCAAATTGCGACTGGTACGGAGATGGTATAGAAACCTTCGTAGCTCAATTGGTCGCGCTCGTATTCTTTCAATCGGCTGCATGTTCTGCATGTGCCGTGGTTATTGTCGTGCATTGTTAGCTCTAATTAAATCGATTGGGAAAAATGTACCGAATAAGCGTTGTATTCGTCTGTTATGTGCCTTCTCTTGTTCTGTAATCTGTTCTTCTTTGTACCATTCATTTTCTTCGTCTGTTCTTTCACGTATCCATTTTAATCGGGATTGATGATTGTTATAGTTATTCCAAATGTTATTTAAGATCATACCATGATATGAATCAGTGCGAACAATTGCATCTTTTGCAGCAGATTCAATCTTCCTGTGTTCTCTCCAGTATTTCTTTACGTAAAATCTGTCACGCAATGCTCTATGAACCAATGCTTGCTCAACTATATTACCATCGTTTACTAACTCCAAGAACCAGTCCCATCTTTTCTCGGCTGCCCATTGATCTATTACCTTTCTACGCTTTTGCAATTGTGCTGACGTTAACTTAAAATCGCCACTATATTTTCTATATGACCATAATTGTGCCTTTGGAAGTTCCGACATTTTATCTACCTTAAGCCTCCAAGATATTTGGTTTACATCCCATGCCATTACGCCAATAAAACTTTCTAGATTCTTACGGTATACACCAAATTTGATTAAATCTACCGCATTGATTCGATTCCCTTGTAAACCGTGAATTTTGCAATGACATTTACTGCATAGATCAATTGTTTTAGTACCGCCTAATGATTGCGGAATCATGTGATGTTTTTCAGTTGCTTTGTCCCCACATTCAAAACACGTCATTTTCTTGCTCCTTTAATTAAAAGTAGGGGCTTTGGCTTCCCAACCTCCGCCCCGTTCCAAACCTATACCACGTCGTGGTACTTGCACAACCGACATCGCAGGGGCATTCCCTGCTCTGTTAGTTGTAATTCAGACCGCTCTTTGCGGCCTTTGCTTTCATGCGCTCATGGTAAGCGATAAACTGCTTTTGAAATGATAGTGCTTTATCCCGCGTTGAGAATACTTTGCTATACGCCAAATGCTCATTATCCTTACGAATCTTGCAATCCTTGACATATATACGCCATTCATTCCCGCGGCTGGCGACCCTGCACCAGTTAATCGTATCCCCAAAAGTCCGCTCACTCTGTTGTATGTTGCTGTATCCACCGCACTTTGTGTAGAAATCAGCTACTGTCTTCGCAAAGCGCTTGTATGTGCTGTTATGCTGATACGGTACTTGTTCAAATGGCAATCGTACCATTACCGGCTGCTGGTATGCTCTGCCTGCCGTCTTTTTTACCGTCTTTTTTACCGTCTTTTCTACCGACTCAATACCGAGCCAGCGCCGTAAGAATGATCTGATACCCATTACTGCTCCCCTTCCGTTGGCTTATAGGTTAGTTTTTCCAGCATTACTATTGCTGGGTTGTTTTCTTCACAGTCTTCGTACGCATCATTCAGCAATCGCATGATCTCGTTAGCAAGCTGCATCGTCGGTAGGCAATCAGCCACGCAGATGTCAGCATCGAGATCGACAACGGAGTAGAATCCGCTGGGCTGCTTCCATGTTCCTAGCTTTCTCATCGCTGCACCTCCGTATATGCGCCCTTACTCCATACGAGATCCAGCTCTTTTGCGCGTCGTGCAACGTATTCGCGTATCGGTGCTTTGATACCTTCGTCTACGCTCTTGATTTGCATAACGATTGCCGTCAGTTCTTCTGGCCCCGTAGCGGCGTCGATTGCCGATAGCCACTCCGTTATAGCTTCGTCCTGTTCTGACGTCGTAGCGGGCTTTATAGGCGGCAATTCGATACGTTCAGCGCCCTGCACTTGCACAACTTCTTCTTCATCAAGCATACCGAGACCGCAGGCACTCAAGATCGCCCTGCGCTTTGCCTGTGTTGCTGCCTTCTTCATGGCATTGCTTGCCGCATCGCCGCGCATACCGCCAATCGTAACAGCTCCTATGTCCTCGGAGTAGCTGCCCGTTGGTGTCTCGCATCGCGCGGTTACTACATATTGATCGCCGATAACCTCGCGCGCTACGATAGCCACACGAAGACCGCGAATAGATGTAAGCTGCGCTGTGCATGTCTTGTTAGCGTACAGCGTGAGCTTGCCAGATAGCTTGATTAGATCAAACGGCTTCTGGTATGGGTCTAATCCCACCCGTTCGCATACCAGTTTGTAGTATTGTATGCGCTGTTCCTGCGACATTGCAGACAGATCGCCGTTTACTACCAGCGTCTCAAACAACGCTGCCGCCTGCGATTCGTTTATAGATGCTGCGACCGCCGTGTTGGTCGCTGTAATTGCTTGGCTCATTTTACCTCCAACCTTGTAGTGTTGATTAACCTTGCCCCATCTACCGGTACGCCGTTCTTGAGCGCATCGGCTATTGCTTTCTTGTCTATCGTAAACCAAACCCTCTCTACCTTGTATTCGCTAGGCACTATCACCTCTTCAAGTATCTCTACCTTTGGCGGGTTCTTGCGTAGCTTGAGCGTGTAGAGATCGGTCACAATCTCCTTTAACTCTACCATCTCCATATACCGCTTGACTGCGTTCTCGAGCCGCTCTGCCCTTGTTAGCCGCTCGTTACGCAGATTGTGCAAGCGTTCTTGCTCTAACTTGATTGCCTCCGCTGACATCTTGAGATTTGCCGCGATGTCCATTGCCTGCACAATATACTCACGGAAGTTCTCGCCCGCTTCCTCTATCGCATCTTCAAACATTGCCACAACTTCGGGATCGTCTGTATGCATCATTTGATTCATAAGATCAGCGAGCTTATACGCTGCGCCGCTGCTACTCGTGAACGTCTGCTTGGTCTCTCGGAAAATCATTTTTCTTCCCTTGTATGAATGTTCGTATGTAGGTCTTGCACCAATGTTGGAGCTGCTTCTGCGTGCTGCGTCCGTCCTTCTTTGCGTCCTGTAATAAGGTTTTGTGCGTCTCCAAATCTAAACGGATCATCTTGTGCTGCGTAGTGTGCTTCATCTTCCCACCATTCGTAAGTATATTTTTTGCGTTTTGTTTGTTCTTCAATTACGTGCAAATATCGCTTTGTCATGCTCATGGCATCACCTCATTGTATATGTCTGCGATACGTTGGGCGGCTTCGGCATGTTTGCTGAACAACATTGGCAAGTAATAAGTAATTTTAGTTGAATCGTATAAAGCAAAAAAGCTAGCATCATCATCCCACTTCACCGTCCACCTCTTCGGTTTGACATACATATCTGGTTTCCGAATGGGCGTCCACGGTTCGCCTGCTTCGATCTTATACCATTGCAGTAGATTGATGTGCCCCCATCGACAACATATAACATTGCCACTTACTGCCTCTTGTTTTGTAGGCAATCTATCTGTTATCCATTCCGAAGATTTAGACATAATCTGATCCTCAACAACCATTTGAAGTTTATACGTATCGTGCATACCTATGATTGCTCTTCTTCGGTTCTTCCAATGACCGCCTGTTTTTTCTTTACTCATGGCTGCTCTCCTTTGGCTTTGGCGATGGTTGATTTGATTCTATCGTGTATGCCCACAGGTACGTCATATTGTGACCAGTATAAGGCGCACTTATCTAGTTCTTCTAGTACCCCCAGCATGTCAGGGGCGGCGGCGATCAATTGGGCGTGTTCTTTATTTAACACTTTGGCAATAGGAACATCCCATGTGTAAAACACTAAATAGCTTTGACTATTTTTAAGGTATGCACACGACCAGTTACGATTTTTGTCATTGTTCCAATCAGTAACAAGCCAAACATTGTCCGTGCTCATTTCGACCCCCATAATGTTACTGTTTGTTCTGGCTTGATAATCGGATCAGGTGTTGCCGCTACTGCCAATGCTGATAACGTGATAGCAAGCAGAGCGATAAGCCCAACGCCAACCATATACAGCTTCTGGCGATACGATGCGCTCAAGTACGGAGCCACGCGCCAGTACGTCTTGCCGTCTGCGCTGCGTGTTGTCGTAAATTCAATGCCGATGTTCATGATACTACCCTTGTGAAAAGTGAATGATTGCAGTGTAGGATGCTGCACCCCGTGGTTAGTTAAAATGCCATTTCTGAGATGCTGATATATTCTCCTGTCTTTGCTGCTTGAAATACCAAGTGGCACTTCTTGCCATTTGGACGCTTTGCTTGGAATAATACCGGCATCCAGTTGTTGCTTACCATATGAGCCGCTGTATTTGCCGATGCTTCCTTCTGCGATAGAACTACCATGCTGATTTGCTGGCCTTTTACGTTTACTTTAATTGTGTTCATTGCCGTGCCCTTGTTAAGTGAGTAATTGATTACGTCACAAATATACGTCTACATTTCGTTTACACAATAGGCAAATGAAAAAAAGTGCAAAATAATTGCACCTTTTCTCGGATAGGTAAAAATATCGGGCTATTCTTTACGCTTTAGCGTCGTATACCATAGCATCAAGCACGTTCAGCTCGCTAGGCAGACGGTATGCAATGATGCGTCCCTTGTCATATCCTGCGATACTTACCTTGTTTGACTGGTTACCGCCTAGAACATAGACGTATTTAGCCGTCTCGCGTACGTAAAAGCCAACGTGACCGCCTCCGGTACGTGTCATTACTACAATACAGCCCGGATGTGGCTTGCATGACTGCCCATATTTAGCCCACGACCGCGCTGCCGCTGATCCAGTCACACTATAACCAGCATTGCCTACACACCAGTTCACAAAAGAAGAACACCACGGCGTTTCGTCATCCTTTGCCTTCAATGTCGTGCGCTGATGGTACTCAACGATGCGCTTGTTATGCTTTGCGCCTGCTACCTCTGCCTGCCCTTTTTCCTTCTGCGCGATCTGCATCCAGCTATATTCGGTCGGCTGCTCTACCTTTGGAGTGTTTAGCTGTTTTGAGATATTGCCAGACCATGTTTTCAAGGCCAACAACAAGTTCTTCATCATCGAATCGCCTTCCTATCGTGTAAAGTGCCGCATGTATAAATTCATGGATAAAGGTTTGCGTCATCGTGTCCGCTGTACAGGGCTTGCCTTCGACTGTGCGAGCAATCCTGATCGTGTAGGTGTCTATGTTGCATTCGCCGTACAAGTGCTGTACTTCGCCCGCTGGAGTCACTACGACGATTGCCTTTTGCAGCTTAACGCGCCACGTATTGCCGCCTAGCTTAAATGATGTTGGCGTCATCGCACTACCCCTTGCAGGATTACTTTGTTGTGAACGGTAAAGTTACCCTGCGCTTCTAACTCCACCAAAGCTACGCCATGATTCCAGTTATTACGAGGCGCATAGCGGGGATTTAGATCGCATAAGCACCCAACAGACCACCCTGCTATAAAAGTACCGTCCAGCGGCCTTCTAAATAGGTCTGTGGACGTCTTATGTACGTGACCTACCATTACATTATCTACGGCTTTCATGCGGTAGTTACGCGCTGGATTAACACCACCACCTCCAAACCATTCGTGACCGTGATCTATCCAGAGCTTGCCCGCTTTAACCTTTGCCCGCTCGTCTACCCACTCTATACCCTGCTCATGCAAACCCAGCATCTCTTCTAGAATGATCGTGCCTTCTAACTCTTTGGCCTTCTGTGCTAGGTAACGCTTGAGCCGCTCTTCGTGATTGCCTTCGCGGTAGACGATTCGCACCTTATCGCCAAAAAATTGCCGCAGATGTTTGACCATCGTACGAGCAGCATCCAGCTCCCACTTCCACGACCTGTTATTCTCTACCTTTTCATGCGAGGATAGGTTATAGCAGTCCATCATGTCGCCATTTAAAAGCAGCGTATCTACTCCGCAGTTGCGCAGCCATTCGATAGCGGTCAAATATGCCCCGCTGTACGTTCCGTCTGCTTCCCTGCGCAGATCGTGAAAGGGCCAATGAGCATCCGAGATTACGCCGATCTTGTTGCACGTAGACAAATCTGTTATTTCATCTTCGCGTAACTCCCCTGCAAGCGGAGCAACTGGCTCCGGCTCTTGACCGAATACAGCACCGGTTACGGCCTGCTCGGCATAGCTAGATTCTGCCCTAGCAATGCCAAGCTGGATGTTGGTGTTGTTGGTTTTCATCTTTTTGAGCCGCTCTGCCCGCATAGCTGCGACCGCTTCGTATTCTTCGTCAGTTAGCCGGACTGCTTTATTACCCATTAGTTAGCCCTTACATTGTGATCTTTCGCCCATTGTTCCAGATAGACGATAACATGCAATAGCTGCGCACGTCGTACCGGTGGGATGTCATCGTATGCAATTACTTTGAGCTGTTCAATCAGTTCTTCAACGTCAATCATAGCGCTGTACCTGCTTCTGTTATCACCTTCAAGCGCAACGCTGCCGATGCTGCATAAGTAAGACTTGAGCCGTTATTTGATATTACGATGCCGTACAAGAAGCCCGCCGTAGAACCCACACCAGTACGATAGTAGCGATCAGGATTGACACGTGCCACCCATTTAGTATCGCTTACGCGCACATAGTCCGCCTGCGCTACTGGTACGACCGCCACAAGATCAGTAACGCTGCCGTTAAATACCGCTCCGAGCGTTGGCGTGCTCGGCGAACTGTTTGTATAGAGGTAAACATGCAGCGGCGCTTTCTTGATATTGGCGCTACTGCTAGCAGTTTCTTCTATCTCAAGCTGCCGCAAGATCATGTGCTGATTTGTCGTGTTCGCCGTACCTTCAAACGTTATCACCGTGTTGGATACGGGGAAGTATTGCGATAGCGAGCTAGTTGATACGCTGGTTAGGTCAATCCAACCGAGATCACTAGAGTTGGTTGCGCTCAAAAGATTAGGCGCGACAGGTGTATTTGGTAAGCAGCTCATTCGTTGTTGTTGAATTGGTAAAGAAATCCGGTTACTGGGTTGTTGTATATCTCGATATTGTCGCAGTTCTCACGATGCCCCGTTACATAGCCGTAAACAGATGTAGGATACAAAGCTACATCCAAACCAGCCAGACTATCTTTGGCATACATCCGTATTGTAAGCACATCACCCGTCCTCATCGGTATGTGAGCACCGCCGCCCATGCGCGTATCAATAATCTTATTTGCGCCCATCATGTTATTGTCTACGTTATCAATCAATCGGTAAAGCGAGCCGTTAAGGAACAATCCGAGCTTTGAGCTTGAGACGTTGGCATTGTTAGCAAACTGAAAATTGAGGTAAGCATATACCCAGTAGATGCCTGCCGCATCTTCCGGGCAGCGATATTGCCAGTAAGCCGTACCATCAGCTACGACGCCGCCATTGGAGCAGCCCATAGCCCGCAGCACTTCGTTGTTAAATGCTAGTATCTGCCAGTCATTTACGCGGTATGCTTGATTCTGCTTTATATCCCATTGGAAAGAACGCTTGTAATCCGAAACCCAATGCTTCGACCTGTGTTCAGATTCGTGCATTGCTTTCATCAGCTTGTCATTATCCGTCTGGATATACTGGTTGGTGATGTAGAGCTGGTTTATATCGCCGTAGCGGATATTCACAATCTCTTGATAGGTCACCGAAGTGGGTGTTGTACCTACTTGGAAGATCGCACCATTGCGCATTTGGTCACGTTCAAACGCTAGCGATGCTGGAGCTACCTTGCGGTTTTTGATTGGATCATTTATCGGCATTATGCGCTCACCATATAGTAGCGGTGCGTAGCTTTTGCGCCTATCAAGTCAACGGATATTGATACTGGCATTGCCTTATCCCATGCGATGTTATCAAACTTGTCTGCTGCTTCGTTGGTTAGCTGGAATTTGCCTGCAATGTAGTCCGTCATGACCTTGCTGCTTATGTTCAAAGGCCACTCAACCTCTACAATAGCGTTGTTTTCGTTGCTGAACACAGTTAGAAGCAGGTTGCAAAGTGCAGCCGTAATACATCCGTTCACTTGGCAGTCATTGATCTGTAAGAAGTACGTGGCTTGGGTCTGTGAATTCGTCTTGAAATCAGTAGCTGGCACTGGGTTCTTTAGGCCGTCTGGGTCAACAACAACAGATTGTGATGAGCTATAATAGATGCGTGTCTTTTCATGCACCTTGATAAAGTTGCTAGGCGATCCGCCGTAGTACGTGCCTCGAACGTATAGCTGATTAGTCTGCTTTATAGGTGCTTTGAACTTGGGCCATCTGTTATCTGGGTTATTGTCCAAGATATGCACCGGCATGTTATGCAAAAGCGGCTCTATGTTCATGCTCCGAGATGCCCTAGCCCCGCGCTGCACCTTGACAATATCGGTAGCGTCGCGATCTGATTCGGTCTCGTAGCGTACTTCTGCTTTTAAAATGTTATCGCCGCGCTTTGTAATGCTTGAATATGTCAACGCGCTGGATAACGAAAGCGTAGCGTCTACGTTACTTGGATCGTCGCGGCCTTCTGTAATACGCTTAACATCAAAAATTACACGTATTGCCGTAGTTCCTCCGCTGCCGCTTACCTCAAAGCGATAACCAACACGTACCCCAGACTGCTCGCATAGCTCTCGCAACACATCATAAGCAGATACGTTTGCATTGGCTATGCCGTACTTGTCTTGTGGCACAAGCATTCCGCCGATTGGTGTTGTTTGACCATTTGGCGTAATTGTTGCAATCATCCAAAGCTCTTGATTAGTAAGCGCCGTGCTGCCTGCATTACGTGGAAGTGACGTAATGTTAGCAGGCGCAAACCAGTCTACGGCATGTGTTAATACTTTGCGTAGATTGTTTCCATAGTCAAAGTTGCCACTTATAGTAGAATGAGATAGAGCTGTATTCCAAGCGCCTCCACTATCAGCATATGCGTCCAGTACATCGTATAGATTAATAAACTTTGCTGATGTGTTAATGCTCCAGAACTCGTGTAACTGCTCACGTTCAAACAAGCCAGAGCCAACTAGCTTTATTTGCCATGCATTTTGTTCAGAATCTACCAGCGTTCCTATGCCGTTAAAGATGTCATAGCCGCTCTTCGTTTTAAGCCAGTAATATGCGATGTCTACAAGCTCTACGTTGTATGAGAAAAAGCCGTTATCGAGCGGCTGCAATTCTAGTGCTTCTACGTTGTCTTCACATCCTGCAAACTCAAGCGTCCACGTTGCGCCGCTCGTACCTCGGTCTGTGTAGAGATACCACGTATTGCGAGTGTATATTCCGGGGCTTGTCTCGTCGTAACCTTGTTCAATATATTCCTGTATAGAACCAGCGCCACTTGGTAGCTGATCCCAGATAAGACGAAATGAGAACGTTGCAGGATTCATAAGGCCATACGGCAGCGAATCAAACTCTGCGGTTAGTGCGCCCATCTCAAGCAATACCACTTCTGGCAACGGTACAATCGTATCACCAAATGCGCCGTCGTAGCTTATCATGTCCAGCCGCACTTGCCATCCGTTCGGCATAGTGCGAGCAATGCGATAGTGTGCCATTAGCTGCGCTTCCTATGCTCAAACGTGAGCGTTAAAGTACGATTGCCAAACTGCTTGTTAATTGCTGTGTTGTTAGACGTCAACGTCACAGGATAGACATACGTAGCGGCTGGATACGCCCGCGAGCCACCATCCACGCGAAGGTACAAGAACTTGAAATCTCGGATGATGTTCAGCAGCGTAATCATGTCCTCCATATCCTGTTCTAAAGTTACCGACGTTGCATCGTAACTAAACGGATAGGTTTCAATTTGGAACTGTATACGGCGCGTCGTGAAACCTATGACCGTTCCACTCACATCTTCAAGCGTGCCTGTGTTAAACACATAGTCAAATTGCGGAGCAAGTATGTAAACGCTCTTATTTGTCGCTGTTGTAAGCGATGAAATCAACATTAGAGCACCACCATAAGTAGCATCCACGGTTGCCGGTATTGTTGCCGTGTCCGTATTGCTTCCGTACAGCGTCATTGTCCAGTTACTCTTTGCTGGCATGTTATCCTCTCAACTTTCTTGCAATCATTCGTGAGCGGTCACGCTCGTAAAGGTACGTATCCATGCCTACCTGCACATCTACGCCCATGTTACCTTGTATGCCGTTTGGCATTGAGTCCAGACGCTGCCGAATAGCCGATAGCTCGGAGCGCATAAGTTGTAGCTCCGTTACTGGTATCGTGCTGATCTGATTGTCCGCGAGCATTTTCTGCAAAGCAGGGAATGACTCAAGCGATTTGCCGCTATGCAAGTGCTCAAGCAGCGCCCTGTTCTTGCGTGTAGTCTCTGCGGTCATGACGAACTCTTGCCCGTGAACTACGCCCGCTACTTGCTTTGTGCCGCCGTTGCCGGTGTAACCGCCTTCTTCAAATCCAGACAACGCGGACTGCAATAATGCCTTTAACGCTTGCACCGCTGCAAGCCCGGCGATTTGTCCGAATGGCGGAGGGATAACCGAGCTAAACAAGGCCACAATAGATGGCGTATACAAGTCAAGCAATGCGCTAACAGTCGATCCGACTACTTTCTTGAGTGCCTCCCCTGCGCTTTCACCGCCCGCTACAAGAGATGCAAAAGCAGCACCCGCTGATACCGCTATTTGATTGAGTGCAGCGTCCTGTACTTCCGCTGATTCTTTGGCTAACTTCTCATCTTCCTTCTTGAGATTAGCGCGATCCTGCGTGTACTTATCTTCAATCGCCTTGAGTGCTGCCTCGTAAACTTCCTTGTCTTTGATACCCTGATCTTGCAGAGCTTTCAACTGATCTGCCTTGTCTTTTTCAAGGTCGATCTCTTGTTTAGCTATCTCTTTTCTACGTTCAAGTGCAGCGTTTACCGTATTGATACCGTCCTGCGCTGCCTTTGCCTGCTGATCTGCGATAGCTTGGAATGCCTGCGAGATAGCCGTAGCCGTCGCACTTGCCGTCTGTTCCTGTTGTGCCTGCAAGTTCGCAAGCTGATCTACCGAATCTTGGTACGTCGCTGTACCATCCTGCAAGTTCTCGATTAGCTTTTCTTGCTCTTCATTCAACGCCGCTGCTTTGTCCGCAGCTTCGCCGTAGATAGTCGCAAAATCTACCGAGCGCAAAGCTTCACCAATGCCCCGCAATGAATCCGCGAATATATCGCTTGCCTGCTTTACTTGTTGCTGCCTGATCTGCGCTACAATGTCCGCCGTACCCTTTGCAATCTCATCCGCGCTCTGTTGGTATGCGCCGCGAATCTGTAATGCGTACACATCTTTAGTATCAGATGGTAGCGACTGCAATCGTGCAAGTATCTCTGCGCGTACTTTGTTCGTACGCTCTGCATAATCGGCAGGTTTTAGCAAGCCCTGCTCTATCTCTTTGTTGAGTTTAGCAATAGCAGCCGCATACTGTGGAGTAGATGCAATAATAGCGTCTACCGTTGCCGTCAGTCCGCGCTCAATAGCTGATCGTTGTGCATTGAGCACAGCCGTAGCAAGCGAGTTGTCACCGCCCGCAAAGCGTGCCTGCAATCGTGCAAGTAACTGATCCGCAACTTTAGCGTTAAGCTCTTCTACTTTCTTTGCCTGCTCTTGTGCCTTTGCCAATTCATCGGCGCGCTGCTTTGCCCGTATTTGTGCAATAGCGTCCGCGCTTTCCTGTTCCAACTTTTTGAGCTGGATATTAAGTATCTCGCGCTGCGTTGTCTCTAGCTTGCCCTTGCCTTTGATAGCTGCAAGCTGCTCATCCAATATCTTCTTCTGAAAGTCTCGCTCGATTTCAATGATCTTAATTGCGCGCTTGTTTTCATCTTCGATAGACTGCGCATCGCGTATTTGCTGCCGCTTCTGTTCTTCCGCCGTTAATGCTTTTAACTCTGCTTGCGCTGCCTTTAACGCTTCGGCGTATGCCTTTTCCTGTTCTTTCTTTTTCTCTGCTGCTGCCGCTTGTTCTTCTGCTAACTTTGCCGCCTCTTCTGGAGTCAGTCCGCCGTTGTTTGCTTTGTTAACATCCTCTTGCGCCTTTGCCTGTTCCTTCGTAGCGTCTGCATCTTTCTTTTTTGCTTCTGTCAACGTGCCAAATGCAGACAAAGCATTTTCGATGTTGCCCAAATCAAAAGAACTGACGGCGTTGACAAGCCCTACGATTGCATCGCCCAAGTTGGTAATAACTGTAAAGACAGTTTCACCAAGCGACTTGAGATAGTTCCATGCCTTCGTTAAAAACTCTGAAGCCCCGGTAACGTCGCCAATCCATTTTACCAGCTTGACAAATGCGCTAATAAGAATTTGGATAGGCGCAAACAATACACGTACGACCGTAAATACTGTCTTGAGTGCAAGTACAAATCCGTTTATGGCAACGTTTACAATTGTGCCTATAACATTGCCTAGCGTCTTTAGAATGTTGGTATCGCCGCCAAGCCCAGAAAATGCCCCTGCGATTACATCGCGTACCTTGCCAAATCCTTCGATAACAGGATTGATAATAGGCACGATCAAATCTTTGTATATCGTATTGAGCGCCTGCCCAACTTCTTTCTTTGCAAGCTCAAAGATGCGCCCAAAATCAGGCGGCGGTATCGTTTGGTCGATTACCTTGCCCGCTTCTTGCGCTGCCTTCTTAACCGCCGCTGTATCAATTGGCGCGCTGAATATCTTACTATACGCTTCGCTGCCAATATCCTCTGCGATGGAGCCGCCAAAGGTAGTGAGCAATTGACCACGTAGCGACTGCGATATTTTGCCATCTTTAAATGCCTTGTCAATCTCTGCGATAGATTGCGTGAGCACTTCCTTACCTGATAGCGTGCCCTTCTGCGCTTGCCGTGCTAGGTTCTCAAGCTGCTTGCTCGTCTCGCCGCCGATGCCCTGCAATTGCGTTAGCAGGTCGCCTGACTTAATACGGTTTTGTAGCTCTTTGATACCATCGCCAACTTTTGCAAAGTCTTTGAGACCTACTTCGCCCGCTTTGCCTAGCAGCCCCGTAAACTCTTCCGCGCTGAATCCAGCTTCTTTGAGGTTTGGCGTAAACTCTTGGATAGCATCTAAATAGCCGCCTATGTCGGTAACGCCCTTTTGTGCTCCAGATGCTACCAAGTTCAGCGCATCGTTAAAGCTCAAGCCGTACTGCTTAATCAGCGGTGATAGCTTACCTACAAGCTCTGGCGTCTCCGTACCTAATGCCTGCGCTACTTGGTTTGATCGAATCGCTGCTTCATCTAAACTATCAAGTGGTATCGCATCTCCTAGCGTCTGACGTAGCGAACCCACAATCTTCGCAGCTTCCGCCGCGCTCTCCCCTACGCCCTTCAAAAAAGCATTGTCCGCTGCCGTCTCTAGCTTGCCTAAATCTTCGCCTGCTAGCCCCGTGCTAATCGATAGCTGCTTGAGCGTCTTGTCAAACTCCGCGCCCGCTGCAAACGCATCACCAAATGCGCCCGCCACTGCTCCAATAGTAGAGCTAAACACTTCCATGCCAGCGGACAAAGAACCCACGACGGGGAAAGCAGCGGCGAAACCGCTAGTCAATCCTGACAACGCGCCGCCTGCATCCCCACCTTTTAAAGATTCAAACGCGCCCGTCAGTTCTTCTTTAAAAGACTTAATACCCTTATCGTCAATCTCTGGACTGACTACAAGTTTATCTACTTCTTTAAGCGCATTCTTGAGATTATCACTTTGCGCCTGCGCTGCTTTAAGCTCCGCTACCAACCCATCGAAAGCATCGCCGCTATTGTTGCCCGCTGCTATCATTGCAGCAATGCTGTTCTTAAGCTGCTTTACTTTCCCATCGCTAACAGTAAAAGCCGATGTGAAGTCTTTAGATAGATCGCGTACTTCTTCACTAGCTACGCCAATCGTATCTATTGCTTTAGTAAGATTCTTGAGAAAATCTTTGGTATCTACGGTTAACTGGACGGTAGCTTTTTCTGCCATTACTTCATTTCAAGTAGGGTATTGCAATACTTCTGCACATCGGTAATTGTTACGTGATGCCAGAATCCTTCATCGTCAAACTGTGCTGCGTCCTGTTCGGATAGCTTGCTCTTGTCTGCGGTCGCTTTGATGCAATCAATGCCAAGCATAAGTGCGCTCATTGTGTGCGGTAGCTCCTGCATTTGGCGATGCAGCGCGGCTGCCTTTATCATATTGCTCTTTGCCCATTCGGTCAAGTCAAGCTCGGTAAACGTACCGCCATTGCTGATTGCTTTATCCACAAGTGCGGCAAACTCTGCATCTTCTGCGTACATCTTCGACACGCCCGACATGATGCGGTCTTTGCCGTGCTCTTCAATGTATGCGCTAATCTTACCTTGCCATTCTTGCAATAGCTTCGCGTTCGCTACTGATAGCGGGATTGGTTCAAAATTCATTGTGTGTCCTTCGAGGTTTGTTGAGACGCTTGCCGCTGGCTTTCTCGTACATGTATGCTTGCTCGCCTACATCTCCAGTCCACCACGGCTTCTTATAGTTAATTGCTTTTTGGATGTTTACCAGCTTGTAAAACTCCGCATACGCCATATCCATTACTTCGTAGTAACTCAATCCCCATTCGGGAGCGTATTGCAGAGCCATTGCCATAGATGATGCGGTAGCTGGTAACGTGTCGGTGTAGTTATCGTCTATGTCCATTGTAAAGTTAGGATGCTCTTGCGAGAATCCGTACTTGTCTAACAGCTTCACTTCGTGAATTTTCCACATAGTGACCCGCCAAACTTCGTATAACTCATTGCTTGTGCGAGCTGCGAAATCGATCGACGTATTGAGCCACCTCCGAGGCCGTCACGTCCTGCCAGAATTCGCTATCGTTTGCGCTCTTGATAGCATCCGATTCTTGCTCTAATAGCTTGCTATAATCGACCGTGCCCCGTATGCAGTCAATGCCTAGCAGCATAGACTCCATCGTATGCGGGAAAGCGTCCAAATTAAAGTACATCTGGCGCCCTATCTCCGGGCTATCTTTTAGCAGCACCACTAGCGAGTCTTTCAGTTCCTGCTCTGCTATGGCCTTTGCTGCTTCTGCCGTCATTGGCTCGTATTCCAGCTCGGCTTGCTTTGCTGCTTTGCGCTGTTCATTCTCGTAGTCATGCTGCGCTTTATGTGCCTCTATTAGCCCCACAATTCGCGCCTGAAGCGTTACGTTATTGACCATGCCCACTTCGTCGATTAGCTCTGCTAACTCTTCGCTACCGTGCCGCAATCGTGCAATCGTGCGGAGCATATACTCGACGCTTCTTTGCTGTATGTGATTGCTAATGCGCTGATACCAGTCTTTGCAAATCTGTTGATTGCGGAGCGTGACCGGTAGATGCTTTATTTCTATGCCGTTAAGTTTCATTGTGTGTCCTTAAAAATAGGGGGCCAGTAACTGACGGGACACAGATCGCCAGTACCAGCCCCCAGTACGCGTATCGCTACGCTGAATTACGCAAGGTCAACGAGCATCTTACCATAAGGATAGGTAGATGCGCCGATTGTTACCGTTGTAATGGTTGTAGATGTAAGTCCAACGTAATCGTTAAGTACAGCAGAAGGTACTACAAGATTTGTAGTAATGCTTGACGCGATAGCCGTTAGCGTTGGCTTGACATAAGCTGTACCTGCAAAGTTTACCGAGCCAGAAGACTTTGAGACCTTAACAAGTCCAGCCCATGCAAGACGCATGCCATCACTCAAACCGCCTTTAATCTTTGCGCCCTTCACAAGCATAGCAAGTTCTGTGCTCCCTGCTGATGCTCCACTAATAATTTCACCGTTCTCCATCGTCAGCTCTTCTGTTGTAGCTGATGAGGTAGAAGCAGGTGCGTATGTCTGAACGAAGTCCCAATAAAGCTTGTCTGCTTGTACTTGGTCTAACGTCCATGTGCGAATACCGTTGTCATCATTCGCTCCGTCTGACGTAATCTGCGCTTCGCAGGTATAGACAGGAGTAGTCGATGCAAAGGTTGTCTGTGTTGTACCAACAGTAATCGTAAAGAACTCTGCCTTACGACCACCATTGATTACATATCCAGATAGTGCCATTTCATTTCTCCATTTTAATTAGTGCTGTTAAATCGCGAACGTATGTATCGCGATAGAATGTATGCAGTCCGTGCTCTTCGTTGTTCTCTGCTAACCATCTGCCGATCAGAGTGGTATTGCGTATGAGCTTCTTCTTGAGCACTTCAGGATCGCCGCTGTAACCATTGTGTGCGATCGTGATAGTTGTATCTACGATGCTGTAACCAGCTCCGCGGATAGTGTGTGCAATCTGCTCGTGTGCGTAACCTTCCCAGTAAAATTCTAGAGTGTTACGGTACATCCGCAATTGCCCGATGTTAAAGTATTCGTTTTCATTTGCTTCGCCGATCAGCTTTTTATAGCATGACAGCGACGCTTGCCCCGCCATAAAACCACCTACGCCGCCGCCGTGTCGTAGCGTTGCTTCTGCTATGCCTTCATGCTGCTGCTCGCATAGGTACTCGTCGCAGTCAATCCAGAAGATCCATTCCTTCGTTGCCATCTGACCGCATAGATTGCGAGCTTGTGCAAAGCTGAATTTTCCCTTTTCGTACGTCCACTCGCGCGAGCGGATTGTATGGTACTCGTCGGTATGCTCTGTTACTTCGCTAACGTGATGTTCGCGCCCCTGCTTATTTAGCAGGATGCAGACTTCCGCATTCTTTGGTAGTGAGCGAAGCATTCCCTGCATGCTCTTGTGCATATCATCATGCGATGCGATAACGCAGAAGCTAACGGGGAAGGTATCTAGTTGTGTGTCCTGTGTGTCCATGTGCCCTAGACTGGTTGTATCACAAATGTTACAGTAGCAGCAACGCCCATCTGTATTTTGTTGCTGCCTGTGTTAAAGTTGCCTACGTTACCGTCAACGTGCATTGACGTGATAGCTGTATAAAATTTGCCGTCGTTGTTGCTGCCTAGTGCGTCCAGATCGTATTGCTCCAAAGCGTACTTGATACGACTGGCAATATCGCCCGCCCGCTCGTTAGCTATGCCTAACTCGCTTGGGTCTGCTTCTATCATGGCGTTGCACATGATCTCGACCAATGCACGACCAAGCCCCAAGCTCAAGCCCGTCTCGGAGTCCGTGTCGTACTGCATCTGGCTAATGTATGGATAGCATATAGTAGTATTTGACTCGTACGCATCCGGTCTCCATATACGGCGCGGCGTAAGATTGCCGTCGCTGTTCAGAGCGTCAATGATTGTATCTACAATGTACTGCATCGAATTGCTAGCCATTATCCGAACTCCTGCATAAACTCATCTACAATCGTAGTTTCAAGCTCTTTGATAAGGGCTTTGTATCCAGAAGCATCACGCATATAGGCAGCAAAGCCCGGCTTTAGGAACGGCCTTGCCTTTGCTCGTGATGTGCCTAGTTCGTTGTACCTAGCGTACATAAGCGTCTGATTGATCTTTCCAGACTTCACAGGTGTGCGCGGATCGTAACCGTACTCTATTTCAAACTTGCCATTACGAAATTCCACATTGCTAAAATTACCTGTTTCACCCGGTGCAAGAGACCGTGCAATGTTACCGTAAAGTGTACGCAGTTTAGACGTTGTGTTCGGTCGTGGATAATAACGCTGGCCATCTTTTGCCGTTTTCTGCCCTGCTTCGTTAGGATTGAGATAATCCTCTGTAAAGATTTGCAGCTCGTAAGGGATGCTCTGCGCTACATCTTTTACCGCTGCCAATATCCCACGCTCCAGCCGTGCCAATCTTTGTGAGAGATCGCTCATATCGTCACGCGCGTATATGGTGCAAGTCTTGGCTTAACGCGCGTACGCATTGCCTGCAATGTCTTGGAGATGGACATACCAGCTTCGCTTTCCGTGATAGCTGTTACGCCAAAGCGGTTTGCCTGCGGTGCGAATGGTGTCTCCATGTACAGCTCGGTTACCATCTCCGCGGCGCATATCTCTATAACGCTAGGGATGCTAGTATAGCCGATTGACATGACCGCTTCGTACTGCTTGTTGATGAAACCATCTTCAAGGTATAGGTATTTGACGCCGCGTATGTCCACAAGATTAGTAGTGCCCGTAACGGACTTGAAGGTATCACCGTAACTATCTCTGAACTTAAGCGCGCTCAACGTTACGGGCACGGTATAACCTGTTAGAAGCAACGTATCGCGCGTGCCTTCGTAGTAAGCTGTTACGCTTTCCTGAATGATGGGCTGATTGCAGATGTCTTTAATCTCATTGTCAACATAGCCAATTAGACGATCTATAAGACCGTCGCGGCTTGTGTCGATTGCTGCGATGTTTAACCAGTCCTGCTTGATTACTGCGCGCGATACGAGAGGCATTGTTTATTCCTTGATAGCAGAAGGTACGGGAGTCTCTGGCTTGATTGCCTTAACGTGCATCTTGCCTACGGTCATAATCGAGCCGTCTGGCAGCTTGACTACGCACGCGCTCGGAGTATCGTTTACTACTTCTACGTCAATGTCTTTTGCACCGTGGTTGATGGTTACCACTGCCTTGTTTTTGATCTTGCTAAAATCAATCATTGCTCTTACCATCCTTTGCAAAGAATCCGAGTGCGAAAAGTACGACGGCAATAATTGCGTCCTGTGGAATCACAACGCCAGTAATTGAATTGACCAGTACAGCCAATGCACCTACTACGCCTGTGACCGTTGTTTTCCAGTTGCTCATTAAAGCACCTTTGATAATTGTAAAAACATGCGGGATCAGTTTCATGTATCCCGTAAATCCTAGCTTTGTTTCACGTGGAACATGCGGCTGCAATTCGTTTGCAAGCGGCACGCGCTCGATAGGCGGAACGTAATCCTGACGCTTGGGCCAGAACTTGTAGCGCAGTACAACCTTCGATATGATTGGATCATCTGACAGCACGCTTGTATGCCTTACGTGGTTTTGGGTCTATGTTGCCTGTTCGTTCTTCTAATCGTACCAGCCGCTCGATAATCTCCACAATGCGCTGTGTGATTAGCTCATCTGATTTCTTGAGAGCAATGATCTCGTTGGTCGTATTACTCATGACTTCGTGCATGGCGATCACGTTATCGCGTGTCTCGCGGAAGTCATTGACTAACGTCTTAACCCAGAATCCGATGATGGCTAGCATGGTGCTCATGATGATGCCGAACATAGTCTCTACGGTCATGATTCAACTCCAAACAACGGCGGTGCGGGCTTTGGTACGAATGGTATCATCGGCAGGTCTTTAATCCATAGGAACTCTGCATTCGCGCAATACGCCACTTCCTGCGCTGAAATAATCCAGTTGTCCTCGATGTCCTGAATAGGATTGAAATACGAATCCTGCAAGAACACCTGACCACGCAATGAGTCCGCCTGCTCTGCTGTTAGCTTGGCGCAGTAGTTGACAAGCTCATTAATAGGTATCTGTGCTAGGTTCATACCTGTCTTCCGAGTGAAGTTTGGAATCGTTGGACGATGTTGTAGAGGGCTGTTACATCTGTGCCAGTCAGACCGTCGCCTATGCTAATAAATCCGGATTCTTTGTTGCTGTACTGAAAAGCAGACCCTTGATCGTTTCTTGCAGCTATATAAATTCTGCGAGCTACGCTCGAAACGTTTGTATTACTTGCATTCAAATCAGAAGCTATATTTGTTGTGTTTTTGTATAGTCTATGCACATTTGAACTTGTACGTGTGCCAACAAACAAACCTTGTCCAGATGTTTGATTTGTTGTTATTTGATTCGCAGCACTGTAGTGATTAGATATACTTACTTGTGATCCAGATAAATCACCTCTAATAACTAATTGTATCACAGGTATAGTTCCTGTAAAAGAATTGAGCGCTCCTATATCTACTCCTGTACTTATACCAGGCACCCCAGAGGCAGCTGCTGTACGTGAATAATATGATAAATGTGTGCTATTGTTTATTAAAGACGTACTGGCCGTGAGATTTGTGTCTGCAAATGCAGTTGTACCATTAGGCAGCACACCATTATTGCTATGTGTCCACCCACCGAAAAACTGTAATCTAAATGCTGCGGCCAAATCACGAGGATCTTTAAGATTGAACTTATGCGTCGTCGCCGTCCCACCCACGAACGGGTATATAGCTTTCATTTTTGACCAAAGCTGCGCATGTTTTAATTCACGGACTAGCTGAATTATAGCGCGTTGTTGCTGTGATGATCTGATCTGCGCATTATCAAGAAAAACCCACGCATCGAGCTCTTCGGGTATGACCGTTAATCCTTTTGGATTACGCAATGAAAGCAGGTTATATCGTGCTGATCTTACGCTCACGTGATTTCACAGCCAAATGCAGAAAAAGCAATCGTGTCAGCGACCGAACTACGAACCGTTATTACATCAGTTGCTGCCAATGTAATACCTAGCACAAGCGTAACAGTATCGTTTGCAGATACATTGACGTCATAGGCAAGGTAATGCTGGTTTGCAAGTGTTGCGCCTGCTGGCCTTATTGCAATTCTATATTGCGCAGTAGTGCCACCCGTAGTAATGTTAGCCACAGTAATAGCTGATACAACAGTTGATGTTGAACTAGGTACTGTGTACAAAGTTGCGGCTGTTGTATTAGCAGGGGCTAACTGACCAAGAACTTTATAGGTATTCGGCATTATGCCCCCATCAAAAGAAAAGGATGCAGCGGCGTATCTGTACTTCCACCACCCGCAGGCACGGCCCATGTCTGGTCACCACGTAAGAACGTAGTGTTATCAGCCGTGCCACTCGCAAGCCGTGCCGTAGCTACCGTTCCCGTGGTTATATCGCTAGCGTCTATGTTGATCTCATCACCGCTTTGCAGTTCCTGAATCTGGCCAGAGGCTAGGACTAATGGTTTCTTAACTGCCATAGATTAGGCCAGCGTAATAGGTTGCTGTTCTTCAAAGTTGATCTCGGTTGCTGACAAAGCAATTCCGACTTCCTGCGAAATATAGCCCGATGTGCTAGGTGCAGTTGAGACAATATCACCTGCGCTTGAACCGCTCAAATAGTAAGGAGCGCCGGGTGTCAATCCAGTAAGGCCTGTGATTGTACCATCAAGATATACCGTGGCGTTTGCAGGGCTTGTTGTAGATGCAATAACAAAGCCGTGAGCACGGCGTCCATTGCTTGCGTCTGCCTTGCGTACCTTAACTGTACCGCTGTCATTCCATAGGTTCACGAGATCGCTTGCACTCAAGTTCTCGCTTGTTGCCGCAACCTTTACAGTTGCACCAATCCCTGATGGCAATACTGAATTGTCCAGCTTGCCGCCTCCATCAAGAGCAACAATCTTGCCCGCTTCCGTGGCGCCTGATGATGATACGGTAGCTTCGACTTCTGCCAATTGCCCCGCGTTATTTTTGATATACTTTTCTGCCATGTTACACCGTTTGAATGATTGTGTCTATGTCGATGATTAGTGTTGTCGCTGTTATTGCTTTTGCTACGTGCACTACGATGCTACCACCTGTCGGGGCCGTCTGCGTTAGCGAGCCGTTAGCCCCTAGATAGATCGCGCCCTTTGTCCAGCTCCACGAAGCGTCCGTAATCTGCCCGCTCGTTTTGATCGTGATGTTCTGCCCCGTGCTCGCCGCCGTCGTGCTGATGCCGATTACCACGGCATTCGCAAGCGAGTCTGGCGTAGCATACTTTGCAAGGCCGCTCCCGTCCGTTGTAATGCATCGCAAAGCGGACAAGCTAGTAGATGCTACCAGCGTTGTATCAATCGCCGCAGGGACGATTCCGCCGCTAGCAATGTCAAGCGTTAGGTCATAGCTCTGCACGTTAACCGTTGGCTGCGATTGTTTCACATCAACAACTAACGTGTCCTGCTTTATATTGACTACGCTTATGCTCAAGAGGTAACCTCATCCACTACCGTAACATCACCGCGCAAAAGCTCGGTCACAACGCCGCTGATCGTAACTTCAAGATCCCACTTATATTCGGTCGTGGTTACAAGTGCTGCCGTCTCTGCGCTCGTAAGCACAATGCTAAACGTGCCTGCTACTGCGCTTACAATCGTGCATGTAAACGTAGCGGAAAGCGTGCCCGATACTGTACGCACTTGAGCCGCGAACGTATAGCCCGTGATATTCTGAACAGCGCCGTTGACTTTGTAGGTAAGTGTGCGAGCAAAAGCCCCACCCTTGCGAATCTGCAAGTCAACTCTTGCGCCTGCGTTGGATAGTGTTATCATGTGCTTTCAAGTGAGATCACCACGAGGCCCAAAGGCCCCGTAGTCATGTCACTTTAGACAATAAGATTAGCAGCAAGGCCACGTTGCGTAGCATTGTCTTCTGTTGTAAGCGGATTGTAGAGATGCGCCGTGCAAGCGCCGAATGTACCTGTTGAGCCATCACCAGCCGTAGCGACTACATCCAGATAACGCTTGCGTCCCTTGAGATCGATGAAGAAGGCAAATACCTTGTTGTCATCGTCTGCTGTTGGAAGAGCAGCATATCCAGTTGCGCCGTATACAGCACCTGTAATATCAGCGGCTCCGCTCATGCCTGAATCGTCAGACTCTTGAACCTTGAGAGCAGTCATAGCGATATCAGTTGCGCCGAGTGCAAAGTAGATAGCTACCTTGTTAAAACCGAGCGTGTCGATCGTTGTTGTAGCGAACGAAGCTGCATCCTTGATAGCGGCAGGCGGCGTTACGTTTACAATCTTTGCGTTTTGCAAGTTATTCATTTGATCACCTTATGAGTTCTTTGTTACAAGAGCTGCAAGTGCGCCGCGCTGACGGCTTGCCGCTGTTGCTGATGCGTTACCGATATTCCACCAGTTTACGCCATAGCGAGCTGTGGACTTGTTGTATTGCGTGTCTGTTAGGAATCCAACTTCTTGCGAGCTTGTGATCGATAGACCGCGACGATCGCCGAACAAACCAGCTTGAGCAGCATCACCATAGAAGAGTACGAACTGGCTGTTCTCGGCTGTAAGCAGTGGCGTGTAAAGCTCATCTGTGAAGACAACTTCGGAACCGTTAAAAAACTGACGTGTTACGCCGTCTACGATCTGCGTTGCTGTGTTACCACCTACGGCTTGAATCAGAGGTACAATCGTGCCGTACCATACTTGCGAAGAAACGTAGAAGCGGTTATTCATTCCGGGGAATGTAGCAACCTTTGCTTGCGTCTTGATGATATCAGATAAAGTTACAGATGCAAGCGTTGCGCCCGTTGCAACTTGTACGCCCGCTGCGTATGCCTTGTTAGCATCCGTTGCCCATGTACCGCCGATATCAGTAACGAGCTTCTTGAATGATTCGGTCAAACCTACAAGGCCGTTGTACGTTGAAGTACCATCGCCCAAGAAAGCTACCTTGTCTTCTTGTACAGCGTGTGCGTAGCCGTGATCCTTTGCAATCTCTTCTGCGATTGCAGCGTATGAATCTTCGCCGAGCTCGATCGTGTTCTGTGTGAGAGCACCGAACTTCTTTGCTGTAAGCTGTACGCCGCTGAACTGAACATCTGAAGCTGTGTAGCTCTGGCCTTCGCCAAGTGCGTATACAGTCGTGCCGCCTACGTTACGGTTAACGGTACGTGTTTCGCTATTCATAGATACTACGTCCATGATACCGCGAGCTACGCCGCGCTCTTCGCGGTAGTACAGGATAGCTTGATCCAGTTCGTCAACAACAGTCAAACCACCAAGCGAGTTGTTGGTAGTTGCCATTGTCTTCTGCATTGGTACGCCGTTATCCTTGCACCATTGTGCCGAGCTAGCATCGCCAAGGTAAGCTGCAATCTGGCGTCCTGCCTTGTATGCCGCTGATCCTGCTTCGCTGCCGAACTGCTTGAATGCCTTGCCACGGTAGTGCTGGCCTGTGATCTTTGCGCCTTCTGCAACGAATCCAGAAGGTACTGGGGCCGCTGTCTTGAGTGCGTTAAGATCTGAAGCGTTCTTTGTCTTCATATCGTTAAGCGCCTTCTTTTGTTGGATGATTGTCATGATACGAGCGAGCTTGGCTTGTGCCTTTGCTGCACCCTCTACGGCTGCCGATACTTCTTCAACTTCGGCTGTTTCTTCAGATGCTTCTGCTAGAAGCGCCGCGATCTGTTCGCGGATTGTTGCTACTTCGGCTGCCATTGCTTCCGGTGTTTCAAATGTCCCGGCGAGAACAGCATCCAAAGCGGCGAGGATTTCTTCCCACGTCATTAGATTATCTCCATTGTGTTGATTGTTTGCATAAGCGATAGGAGTTGCTTGCGCTTTAACTCCTTATCGTCTGCCTTTGGTATTGGGTCTGTCTCTGCATGAAGCTGATACAGATTTTTTGAGACATCTTTCAATTGATCGGCAAGTGAAAGGATCATGCCTCGGATACGAGAGTTGAGCACACGGCCCGCTTTACTACGCATATCCGCGTATGCGAGTGCGTGCTCTTCTGATTGCTTGATAAGCGTAGCCGCTACATCCAGCTTTTCTTCGAGTGTCATAGCTTTTACGTTACTTGTCATGGTCATGGGATTAGCCCCTACCGTAACCGGTGACCATTCAATAATGTTCAGTTTGTTAAGTTCTTTTGTACCATCTGCCAGCGGCGTTGTCTCTACCTCTTCATAACCAAAGCTGTACTCATCCACGCTGCCAAACTTGATGTGCTCGTATGCGTCTTTGCCGTCGGTCGTGTTGAGGTTAAACAGGCCCTTCACATACAGCGCGCCGTTATCGCGTAGACGCTCTGGTAGACGCGCATCACCTGCTGCTATCTCTTCTGCTAGCACCGTCTTCCCAATCGGTCGCTGCATATCGTGCTGCCATACCATCTTGGGCAGCTTTGCTTCTATGCTTTCCTTGAATGCGCCATAAATAACACGATCGCCGTATGAATCGACATTGCCGAAAACGCTCACAAACGCTTCAACGCTGCCCTGCTCATCCGCCTTGAATTCTACTGGTATGTTCTTGTACTTCATTATACGTCGCTCGTTATTCTTGATTTGCGAACAGGTCGTAGTGTGCAGCGGCAGTTGATCGCCTCGCTTGGCTCACCTAGTCCGGGGCCTTCGCCCGCACCGTCTACGTACTGGTCAAATGTTTCGCCTTCGTCAATCCACTTACCATCCAGCTCTTCGTGCGTCTTGCGTACGTCAGAATCACGCTGTGATAGCCATACTTGCACGACCTTGCGCTTTGGATCAGTTTCCCGTGCATTGACGCGCTCGACCGTCTTGCGCTGCACTACCGTTGCCTGTGCTTTGCACGTTGTCACGGCGATCATCTTTGCCCGTGACGTCTGCATCTCGGTAAACTTTTCTAGCAGAGACTTTTGCACTTCCGCTACTGGCTTGCCTGCGTTAGCTTCTAGAACCCTTGCCACGTCCTTTTTAGCCGTGTTCAAAGACTCTTTCATGTTCTCGGTAGACTTGCGGATTTGCTCATCACGGATTTGATCCGTCAGGCTCTGCACTTGCGTAAGATCACCGCCCACGCTTTCAAGCGTCATCTCGATAATCTGCGTACGCAATGCCTCTTGCGTAGCTTCATTGGCTGCAATAAACTGCCTGACCAAATCGGCTATGTTGATTGCATCCTCTGGAGCTTTTACCATTTTGTTGACGCCAACAAAATGATCCGCTTTTACCTGCTTCATGACTGCACGCTCTACGCGCTTCATTACTTCCGCAACATCGGCCTGCGTAGCTTCCGCAGCTTTGAGGATAACATCTTCCTGCTTCTGCCAGTATTTAACCGCCTCCGGCTCGTGCCACTTTACCTTGCGGCCCTCTACGCTTTCGATTGGGTCTGCGTTGGTTTCTACCGCTTGCTTTGCCTCTGGCTCTGGAGCAGTAAACGCACCAAAGCCGCCTGCTGGCTGCTGCTCGTAAGCGAATACATCGCCGTTCTCTACATCTTCGTACTTAAGCGTTGCGCGTGCTTCGTTAAGCGTGATGATATTCGCCGTGAACTGCTGCAATGTCTGCGCTTCTATCGTTGCCGCGTCTGGTTGTAGCGCTTGCACCTCTGACGTATCAAAAGCAAGCTGAACATCTGGGAATTCCTTACGGAGTCCCGATTCCAGTTGCTCTTCAAGCGCATTCCAGAACGGTACGCGCGTTAAAGTGGTATATTCTTGGTAGGCACTAGCAAGGTTGTTGTATGTGCTACGTGCAAGCCCCGCACTTGTCAATACAACGGCTGGATGGATGCGGAATGCGCCGCAGATCGCCGTTTCCAGTTCCTGCGTTGTCTCAATCGCTTGCAGCTTCTGTGCATCCAAGCCCATCTGCTGGTAGCTCATACCATTGCCTAGCACGATCGCATCTGTGCGGTCTTTGCCGTTGGCATCCTTGCGTTTACGCAATTGCGCCCGCAAAGATTCGACCTGTGAAATAGGAACATCGCCCGGTGCAGACAAGATACCGCTAGGGATAGCATTAGAAGCTACAAGCGAATAGATCGTAGCTTGCAGCTCGTTGTATGTGTTAATCTTGTCCCATGCCACGCTGATAGGGCTTACACCCTTGTGCATATTGACCGGATCGCGGTACGCTGGATTCTGGATATGGATAACATCATCAGCGGGCCAGTCCTGCGTTATGTTGCCAGACTGGTAGCGGAAGGCGTATACCCATCCCAAATCGTTAAGCAGCGGCGCAACGTGAGCATCCGAGTAAGGATACAGCTCGACGATGTTACCCATTGCCGAGCGTACCTTTACGATGTATGCATTGCCGCTAATTGCTAGGTATGTCCAGACGATCTGCCAGAATTCAGCTTGACCCATACGAGGATTGGGCTTGCGGAATAACAGACTGACGGGATGGTTCCTGTTTATTGTGCCATCGTCGTACATGGCTGCCAAAGGCGGCTCATTGAGCGTAGATGCGTAAACACCTACGCAAGCCGCTACAACTGGGTTGCGATTGAATCCATGTTCGACGTTGGCAAGGTAACCAGCTTTTGAGGGATAGCCAATTCGCCCTCCGACTTGCGTGCCGTTTGGGCTTGGTAGTGCTTGGTTGTTACGACCAAAGATCTTTTGGAAGTAATCGGCTAATGCCACTTATATCTCGTAAACGTAAGTATTTGATTCGTGTCCGTTTACAGCGTAGATGAGAGCATCGACCATATCGTCCAGCCGCCCATCTTTGCCATCGAACATAAGGAGCTGTTCGGTAAATTCCAAAGGCACGCTATTCACATGTTTAATGTACCCGTGCTCATACTTGCCTGCGATGGGTAGAAAGCGCGTGAGCTTATTGCGCCCCCGTGGATTGACGCCCTGAATGTTCAGCATGGTTTCGGCTCGGAGCTGTTGTACCATTACCTCTTGATAAGCTACGTTCTCAACGCATACCCTGACTGCATTCCAGTTATAGGCAGTCTGCTTGATCTTGTCTTTGGTCTCGTTGAATGACCACTTGCCGAAAACCACATCAGCGACGTAATAGGTCGTGCCTCGCTTGCCTACTACCACAATAGCGCGATCGTCTGCATTGGACTTCATGCCAACAGCCAAATCTACTCCGATTACGTACGTAATGTCATCTTCTGGAAGCAAAGCGTATTGCAGCCATTCCTTCCTCATGATGCGCCCCATTGGCCCAATGAATTCTCCTTCCAGTTCCTGCCGCGCAAACTCGCTCGTATACGTCTCTTCTAGGTTACGTACGTATTCGCTAGGCAGGTGGATGTTGTCGCGCGTCTTGGCTGTTACGACGTAGTAGTCCGGATTGCCTGCCGTTGCCTTGCGGAAGATGCGCTCGTATACCCAGTTGGTATCTCCGTTAGGCGATGTGGTTATCCAGCATCTGGTAGGATCGCGGCGAATACGGCCTAGCATGACGTCCCACGTCGCACCATCCATATAATCCGCTTCATCTAACCAAAACCAGTTTAGGTTAGGGCCGCGCAGGGAATCGGGCTTGTCCGCAGATCTCCAGAAGATCGTAGTCCCGTTTACGAGCTTTGTCACACCTTCGCTCTTGTTATGCTCTTCTACATACTGACTGAACAGGTCAAAGAAGGTTAGCTGCGTCGCATCACGGAGCATTGGATACGTTGGTGCTAGGATAGTGCCATACGTGCCGGCAGGCTGCCGTAGAACCTCTACGCAGCCCGCAAGCGTCTTACCTGATCCGATACCGCCAATGAATCCCCTATGCCTCGCCGGATTGCTCCAGAAGTCTATCTGTGCTGGTAGCGGGTCTGCTATCTCCAATTTCGCCATTGTCTGCCTTTAAGGGTTTGCGGATTACTACTTCTATCTCTTGTACGCCGTTGGTCTGGTGCACCTTGTCAGACTGCCCTAACCTGTTAGCACCTAACCAGCGCAGCATTCCAGAATCGCCGTCCATTGCTTTTTCAAACTGCCTACGATGGAGCGCACGCCGTCCGGCTGCTTGCCCTGCTTTCCAGACTTCGTAGTATTTGTTGTAGATGGTTTGATCCGAGCAGGCAAACTCGGTAGCAATATCATCTACCGAGCATCCCTCTTTTGCCATCTGATATATCAAGTCTTCGTCTAATTCTATTCTTGGTCGTGCCATATTTTGGGCCTTTCGCTAGTTTCAAAATGTGCCAAATAACTACTCTATCTCTTCCACTTGCACGGTAAAGTTAATATCTAGCAGCGTTTCCATGCGCTCGACATATTCACGGAAGTTAGCATCTGTTTCGATCTGGTTACGCATGTTACGCAGAGCGTGGATAACTGACGAATGGTGCTTATTAAATAGCCGCGCTATCAAGGAGTT